ACTGGTTTTTCTCTTAGATTGATCAATCAAATTTGTAATATGAAAACTAATGGGAACCAGAATAATTCCGCTAATAATAGTTACCCCAATTTCAGACATCCAACGACTATTAAAAAATTCCAACATTAACACCTCTTATCAATAATAATATTATTATCTAAGATATTAATTGGAAAGTAAATACATACTACAAAAAAAGACACCTCTATGAGATGTCAATTGACTAATAACTTTAAGCAAACACCGCTAGTATTCTCTCCTCATTAGTATCATCATTTTTAGCTATTAATTGCCTCTTATTGTTGATGAATAATACGTCATCTCTGTCAAAAGCATCAATAACTAGCTGTTCAATGTAACTATCGATTGAAAATCCGTTATTTCGAATATCCTCTATCGTACGAATAAATATCATTTTATCACCTCCCTACATAAATAATACCATTTATATAAGGGACAACATAAGTAATAATTTTAATATTTAAAGTACCCATTTTCTTATATATATATCATGTGTAACAAGATATATACCCAAAGATGGAAATCAAAAAAGGACCGCCAACAATGACGATCCATAAAAGGAGAAAAATCTTAGTACTTGGTCTAATTTCACACTATCATAATACCACAGAAATAGTGTTTATTTTTTCAACATTTTTTCAACATTAGCGAAAGTCGATTGCATCTATACCAAACAATAGAACAGACATATCTTTAATCGCTAATTTTGTATCACGGTAAACAGTTCCTTGTTCAACATGTAAATCTTCGCAAATTTCCTTCACGTTCAACTTGTCATCAATTAAATATCTATATTTCAATATTAAGAAACGTCGATACTCTTCTACAGAACCTTTATTACAATTCCATTCATAAGCGATTAGCATTTTATCAACATGATTCATCATCTTGAATGTTTTCTTTTTGTAGATACTCAAACTTTCCAGTGTTAGATTTTCTAAATTGAAATCAGGGTAATCAGTTGGAATTTCCTCTTGAATAGTTTCGTCACACAAATCTTTCAGTTTGGTGTAATTTTTCAAAAGTAATTCTGTATTACGTAAATTCCGACTCTTGACTTCTTGTTGCATTTTTTGATGTCTTTTCTCATATGCTTTTACAGCTTCTACTGATGCAGCATTAGCAATAATTTCCAATTGATGTTTGGTTAGATTACTTTTTGACATCTACTTCCCTCCACTCACTTTCTTGCGATTATCATCCTGAAATTCAATCAACGAAGAAAGAAATTTGATTACTAATGGATGATTGTTATATTTGTTGCCTAACTGCCCTGTAGAATGAATAACCCATTCCCAATACTCATCAGTAGTAATTGGAAATTGTTGGGACTTTTCATTTGAATCTTGCATCCATTGGTGAATATCCGAAAATACTAATTTCCAATCCATAACGATTATCTCCTTTCATTTCGATAATCAAAACTACAACTCCTCTATTCGAATAAAAATACCTGGTATCTCCGCCCAAAATTTTTCAACGATTAGACTAGCAATCTGCGCATCATTTTTATAAAATCCCAATTCCTCCATACAATCTTCAAGCAATTTGTTCATATTCCCATTATCCGGTTTCGTGTACTTGTACTCTCCATCTTGATGGCCATTGATAATTGGAAAACACCATTTCGTCATCAAGCGAACAGGCCCCGTTAATTTTTTATCTGGTACATGTTTGGCTAAATGAGCCATTAGTTTCGACCGAGCCGCTGATAAATCTGTTGGTTCATAAAATACAGGAATATTCTTTCCTTTTTTCTTGTCATAGACAATGTTTACTTTCTTTTGCTGATGAGTCGTCTCCGGCGGAATCATTGGCATGAAAAATTCTATCATCGCTCTTCCGCCTCCTTATCCATCAGCATCTTATTCTGACTCTCCAAAAAATTATTTTGGCCACGCAATTCACGATTTTTTTCGGTAAAGAATTGGATGTTTTGTTGCGCTCTTTTTAGTTCGTCTTTATAGACAGTAATTTCTAATTGCTGGTGCTGATTTATTTCAGTAACATTTGATACCTGTTTAACCAAATAGAAATGGCTAAACCACATTGATAACGCACAAACGATTACTAATGACAATAATTTATTCTGAAATTTATTCATTGCCTTCCTCCTATTCCACACATCTATCAAAATACAAATCAATATGTTCAAATACTGATTGTCGGTTGCTAGTCGTAAAGTTGATAAAACGAACAAATATTTCTTTCTTGACCCCATCATCTTCAAAAAACACTTCATAACCATATTGTATTGGGGCATTCACCCTAACCGCTCTCCTGCAGATTGACTTCAACTCAGCTTTAGTTAATTTTAATTGGATTCCATCTACAATATCTGCTGATTGTCCAGTATTCTTAGTTTTTGTACTCCAATCGTCATTACAATAATTTCCCCAGAATATCAATTCAGTATCATTTTCTGAGTCCATTAATGATAATTGTTCAATCACTCGCTCCACTTCCTTTTTTAACAATCTCCAAAATCAGCGCCATCTTATGCCAAATTATTGCGTCACTCATGAAAACACCTCATTTTTGTTATTTTATTTTTCTAATTGAATTCTAATTTTATTTTTCTTAGGCTATTTTTTGTCTCTAGTCTTACCCTCGTCTATAGCTTACCTACAAGGTAGCTATAGACGGGTAGAGTAGACACTGGTGTATCAACGTTTTTAACGTTTCGTCTATTGTCGTAAGCTATTAGCTTATAGACGGATACTATATTATTCATAAGCCAATAGCTTACGAATAGCCTACAACTCTTGAGTTGATTCTGTTCTTTGAACATATCCACCATCCACTGTGAATTTTTTGTGTTTTTTTACTTTCGGATAAACAGAACGTTTATCTATATCTAGATATTCAGCGATTTGACTTACCTCCACTGGTCCACCGTCCATGGACAATGCACTAAAAGCCGTATCTAATTCTTGGTTCGATTTTTCGCTTCGGGATTGATTAGCTTTTTTTACACCTTTCTGCCACTTACCTTGTGGAGAATCATCTTCTAGAGAAATATCTTTGAGCGAATCATCCAGTACATGAATCGGATATCTGAACCAGGCATTTATGGGGTCGAATTTGGGGAATTCTCGCAACGTTCCATCAATACGCCATGCAGTCGCTTGTCTAGCTGCACGAATTGCTTGTTGTTTATTTTCTTCTATCTGTTGCAAAATTGGCTGTGACTTAATCGCACACATTAAATGGTAGCCCATTTGTTTTGGACTGAATTGGTCATCTAATCCAATATCTGAATAACTAGGATTGTATTTCTTGATGGCATCGTTATACGTCTTACAAATTGCTTCATTTTCCAATACCATATACCTATCTTCTGTAACTGGTAACTCGATTAAATCTAATATTGCGTCAGGATCTCTTGCGAATACGCCAGAACCACTTGAACGGTCAATGGAGTTTTTCCCGCCTTGCGACCCCTTTGAATGATGGTGACAGTAGATAACCGCACAATTTAATTCAGTGGCTATTTTGTCAAACTGATTGGTAAACTTGGCCATTTCATGAGCACTATTCTCGTCTCCAGTAAGTACTTTGTAAATCGGATCAATGATGACCGCCATATAATTGGACTTCTGTGCACGTCTGATTAATTTAGGCGCTAGCTTATCCATTGGGCTAGTCTTACCACGTAGATTCCAAATATCAATATTGGAAACATTTGCATGCCCTTGACCCAATCGTTCATAAATATCTACAAAACGGACTTTTGCGGAACGTTCGTCTAATTCTAGATTGACGTACAATACTTTCCCTTTTTCACAATCAAAACCAAACCATTGACGACCTTCTGCGATAGCTATGGCCAACTGGATTAATGAAAATGATTTACCAGCTTTTGATGGTCCAGCGATTAACATCTTATGACCTTGTCGTAACATTCCCTTAATTAATTCGGGTGCTAGCTCGATTGGCTTGGCAAATAAATCTTCTAAACTTTCAGGGTCAGGCAAATCATCATTGACACTTTCAATCCATTCTTTCCATTCGTCCCATGTTGATTTCCCAATATTGGTATCAATAATAAATTGCTTGTTCTCGCCACGAACAACACCAGGCATACGGCTTAATCGTGACGGGTTCCTGTTTTGGTTATCATTTGTCAGACCATTTTTCTTACAAACATCATAAAGATAATCCACCCGCTTCCGATATTCCGGATAATTATCTGCATCCACTCGCACAATGGCATGAATAGATTTTTTGCCACTGTAAATCATTGCTGCGATTGGTAGTTCTAACTCACGCATGATAGCATTTTGTTTTTCAAGACTCATGTTGTCAGATTCGACTAGCGCATAGCGGAATTCTGTCACATTGTCGTTTTTAACACCTTTCCCATCTAATGGATTGAAACGAATCCATGCACCTGCTTCTGGATTGTAGTCACCCAAAACGGAACCAATGTCATCTCCACAATGAGTAAGGGCTTCAATCAGCTGACCAGCAGTCCGATCATACGCACCTTTATTCGAAGGCTTCCACTTGCCATCTTCGTCTTGCCAAGCTGCCATATTATAGGCGACTGTCTCTGATGGCTCGAATAACGCTTCTAAGTACTGGATAATTTGACGCGATGGCTCCCATTTTGTTGGCTCATGAATTTCTTTTCCTTCAATCCAGTTGCGGTCAATGATAACTAAATCATCACGTTGAAGCGTATCGTTCCAATCTAACTCATGACCAATATCATCACTTTTAAACGGGGACATCCAACCATTCTCTTTGGCCAATTGCGTGATGGTTGCCCCTGTTACTGGCTGGCCATTACCTTTAAACGTATCCCACTTTTTGAAACATTCACCTGAATGGTAACGTGAAGAATCTCGTTGGCTCCATTGGTCCCAATCTAATGCCGTATAGCCTTCATGTTTCAATGCCATTCCTACGTTGGTCCATTCCTGATAAGAAAGATATGCTGGATCTACAAATTCCAACAGCTCAAGTAAATTTAATTTGTTTTCCAAGTAGTATCACCTGCTTTCTTTTGGTATGATAAAAATAAAGGAGTTTTTTATGGAAACTTTCAAGGAAATCTGTAAATCTATTTTTTATTATTTTTTTATTCTCTATAATAATTTCTCATGGCCTTTGTTAGCTTTAGTTATCTCCATCATTTATAAAAAAAGTTTTTTACAAGGTCTGAATAAACTTTCTCAAAGAGTTAGTCATTTTAAAATGGGAGATAAAGAGCTATCATTTGGTGAAAACCTTATTAAAAACGATAACTCAAACGAGGTATTACTTGACATCGTAAATGAAAAACAACCTAACAAAGAACCTAATAAACAGTCCCATTCTTCCGACTCTGAAAATATAACTGAATCCAACAAATACAAGGATTTCAGCAAAAAATTATTTCCAAATCCACAATCTGTCCATAAAGAAACAGATATGATTGCTTCTGTTAATCCACGTTTATCTATAATTAACTCATGGAATATTGTTGAAAAAAAGATATTTTCTATGGTTCCTCACCTTCCCAATAGTCTGGCTGATAATGAAAATTTATCAGTGAATGATATTTTAGATTCTATGGTTAATATTAGAATGATAAAGAAAAGTTTTTATGAATTTCTAAATAATTTACATTCCTTAGAGGAAGAAGTTAAAGCTGAACACTACCAGTCACTTAGTTATACAGAGGCTGTATTATATGATGAAAAATGTAATGAGGCCATGTTTTATTTAAGTCAAATAATTCCTGATTAGTAACTATTCTGGTTGATATTCCGTCGGTCTCACACCACTTGGTAATCGCCATCCATTAGCCGCAATACGATTAATCATTTTGCTGGCATTATCGAATGACCATGTACCGACTGATTTAAATCCGCGTTGTTCTAATAATCGAATTTGCTTAGGTGTAGCTAGCCCTGCTTCTTTCCGTTTTTGTAGACGGTCAAGCATGAGGCTAGCTTTTCCTGCGTTATCGATGGCATCTGGTAAAATACCTAATTTTTCTAACGCATTTACTTGTTGTGTAGACGGTGGTCCCATTTCCCAACCGAAACTTGGTACATAACTCGTTAAATCTTCCGCTTGAATCGACATTTCAAATTGCAATGGGTCTACTAGTTTACGTTTTCGTTTGCGCATTTCTTCCAGTTTTTTCGCTAGCGCTTCTTCGCGCTCGGCAATGACATCTTTTTCAGCTTGTGATTCAGCTTCTTCAATATCAACTGCAAATCCTTGTTCACCAGCTTCTTCAATGTTTTCTGTCATTTTCTTAGCTACATCATCACTAGTGGCAATTAAATGTGCCGGATGACATAGTTCATGACGTTCGGTGTGCCACAAGAAATCTAATAGCAATAACTCTTCCTTACCTGGAAACAATCGTGTGCCACGTCCTACCATCTGACTGTATAAGCTACGGACTTTCGTTGGTCTTAAAACCACGATACAATCGACAGACGGACAGTCCCAACCCTCAGTAAGTAACATCGAATTGCACAGTACATTGTATTTATCCTTATCAAAATCCGAAAGAATCTCCTCACGATCCTTAGACGTGCCATTGACTTCTGCAGCTTTAAATCCTTTTTCATTCAAAATATCCCGAAACTTTTTACTCGTTTTGACTAATGGAAGAAAGACAACTGTTTTCCTGTTTAAACAATGTTTCGCCATTTCATCAGCTATCTGATAAAGATAGGGATCTAATGCCGTACCTAAATCCCTTGTTTTAAAATCTCCGCCTTGTTGACCAACAGAAGTTAAATCTAGTTTCAGCGGGATAGTCAATGCTTTAATTGGTGACAAATATCCTGATTTGATTGCCTCTGGTAACGTATATTCGTAAGCTAAGGATTCGAAATAAGAACCAAGGTTTCGCATATCTCCACGGTCAGGCGTTGCTGTAACACCTAAAACATTCGATTCCTTAAAGTGCTTCAAAACAAATTGGTAGCCATTACTGATACAATGGTGAGCTTCATCTACAACAATCGTGTCAAAAAAATCCGGTGGAAACTTGCTAAGGCGTTTTTCTCGTTGTAACGTTTGAACGGAACCAACAACTACACGAAAGAAACCACCAATGCTAGTCTGTTCAGCTTTTTCTGTTGCCGTTTTTAGTCCAGTAGACTTTTCTAATTTTTCTGATGCCTGGTCTAGTAATTCGCCCCGGTGGGCTAAGACGAGCACACGCTCGCCTAGTCTTACACGGTCTTCAATTACTTTTGAAAATACGATTGTTTTACCACAACCAGTCGGAAGGACAAGTAACGTTTTTTTACGCCCTTCTTGCCATTCCTTTTGGATTGCAGTACGTGCTTCTTGTTGATAAGGTCTTAATTTCATAGCACATTCCTTTCTTTAGATATATAATGAGATAAAAAAATGGAGGATTACAATGAGTCGTATTACTGATAGATTGAAAGGTTTAAATACTTTAAAAGAAATAGATAAAGAAAAATCTAAATATTTGGTTATTCATTATTCAAGCGAGAGTTTTTTTGCACTTGGTGGGAAAAGTCCAAGGATAACCTCAATTGCAGTCGAAAATCTCGAATTTGGTCAAACAGAGTTATTTGCAATTTATAAATCTGCTGAAGAAATGGGAATACCTTTTGACGAAATTGTTGATCGATACAACGAAATTGAAAAAGAGATGTTAGACGAATATTTCGACTTTTTAAGAAATAATAATAATAAGACGTGGTTGCATTGGAATATGAGAGATTCGATTTTTGGTTTTAAAGCACTAGAACACCGTTATCAAGTATTGGGTGGGCATCCTTTCTTACTTTCGGACAATCAACAAATCAATATTGCTTCTCTATTCAAAGAACTTTATGGACCAGATTACATCGAAGATAAAAAAATGGACCATCTTATGATTAAAAATACTTTAGAACCAAAACAATACCTTACTGGTGCTGCTGAGGCAAAAGCTTTTGAAGAAGGAAAATACTACGAATTAAGTATGTCTACATCTAGTAAAGTCCGTATGTTTACACAAATGGTTAATATGGCTATAGATAGAACTCTTAAGACTAATACTTCAGAAAAAGATTTGTATGGAGCATCTCTACGGGCATATTGGTACAGATTCAAAGAAAAACCGTACTTTGTACCAATTGCTTTTATTATTACCAATATAATTTCAGCTTTCATTGGTCATTTTGTGAGTAAAGGCCTTGGTGGATAGCTCTTCTAATTTTTTCTGCCAGTTTCATATCAATTGTTGTTGGTTCATCAAACCAATCTAATTCGAGATAGCCTATTATAGTGCTATCTTTTTTTAATTCTTCAATAACCCAATCGATATGTTCCTTAAATTCTTGAGTATAATGACCTGATTTTAGTATCAAACATATCCCTCCTAGAAAGCTCCTGGTTGATAGCCTTGTGTCGGTTGCGTCGGTTGTTGTGTAGGCGCTGACCAATTCTGTTGTTGTGGTGCTTGATAGCCTTGCGCTGGTTGTTGTAGCTGTTTGACAACTTCTGGTGCTTCTTTTATTGTGTAATAACTAGCATCTAATGGATAGAAACGGTCAACATCATTGTAAGTATTGTCTTTATATGTCCGATTCTTAATTTTGACTGCCCCTTTCGCACCAGTCACTAAATTCCAATTCATTTGTAACGGTGCACCTTTCACTTTTTGACCAATTGAAGCAAAGAAAGCTGATAACAAACCTTCTGTTGACGTATGCAAGTATAAATTGTTGAAAACAATCGCCGTCCCTTGTTCTGATTGAATTTTCAATTCCAATTTAGCCATATTACATGCTGGTAATTTAGATGTTGGTCCTGGTGTAAATCGTGCACGTTCAAATTTAACAACTTCAAAAATATAATCTCCTGGTGCTAAGACAATACCTCCTTCACTGTCTTGAACAATTGTGTCATCCCATCCTAATTCGCGGTCTTGTTGGTATTGTTGTGTCATTTATTTTTCCTCCTAAAATGTTTGTTGGTTTCTAATTTCTTTAATCATTGCGAAGACTTGCTCCCATGCAGCGACTAATACGCCGTCAATGTATCCTCGATCATAGTTCTGAATCGGTGTTCCTACAGGGTAGTAGCCTTTTGATTCAGTCGCTGCCATAATTTCCCCTGGCAACACATTGTTTGCTTGCATTAAATCCACTAAGTTTTGTGGAATGCCTGTATAATCGACAGATTCCCGTTCGAAGTTCGGTGTTGATTCCGTTGTTGAAGACTCTAATTTTGGCTGTTCTACGATTGGTTCTGGCATTGTCGTAGGTTGCGGTACTGCTTGTTGTTGACTAGCGAAAATATGTGCTATTCCAGAAAAATTCATATCCATTTCATCAGGTAAGCCAAAACGATTTTTTGCGTCCCATGCTGGATGGTGCGTTGTGTACATGACACGTTTACCTCCTTGTCCCTTAAATTTTTTACCTTTATCATCTGCAGCTACCGACAACGTTTTGTAATTGCAGAACAATACTGCATCCGCCCACTCCTTCGTAATTGAAGCAGTTTTAGCAGTGGTTTTATTTCCTAACTTTAATTCCCAACGATCATAGGCACCCATTTCATCCGGTTGTTCAAATTTCACAATTTTTGCATGGGCAGTAAGAACAATATTGATGCCAATTTCTGCTAAATCTGTTAATTTATTTAGAAATTTACCGAATACTTCTTCTAATTGAATAAATCCCTCACCATATCCAAACTGTGTGATACTGGTTTTATTCGCATTTGAAACAACGTAATCAATGCATAATCGTTCTGCCCAATCTGCTGTATCGATTATCAAAGTGTTGCAAGGCATCGTTTGTTTTACAAAATCGATTTGTTGCAGCAACATAGTCCAGCTTGATGGTTTATCTAAACGAGCGACGTCCATATTATTGGTACTGCCTTCCGTGTCAATAAATAATGGATTAGGAAATTGTGCAGCTAATGTTGATTTACCAATCCCTTCTGGTCCGTAAATTACTAGCTTTTGTGCTTTAGCAATAACTCCTCGCGTAATATTCATATTTAAAATGCTCCTTTCGTCCACGTTGGTGTTGTATTAGATGTTGCTTGTTGAGGTGGTGTTCCGCCCTCAAGTAATTTATTTTCAGTTACATAGCCATCTTCAATAATAATGCTACATTCATCGCCCGTTGAAACACGTGTTGCAATTGCTTGCAGTCCTTCTTGCTGTAACCACTGACTAAATTCGTTCAGCGTAATCATATCCATTTGTTCCAATTTATCCAGCAAGACAAAACCGCATTCTGGTTTCAACTTACGAACAATGGCAGTAGATACTTTTAGCTGATCAGAACCGCTCATGTTGTCCCACTGTTGGCCGTTGTAGATTAATTCTCCCTCTAACACAGATAGTCCAGGTAAAGGCAACTGAGCGTTGTTCAATAGCTTCATGCGCTCTTCTCGAACTGCTTTAATTCCTTCATCTAATGCTCGGTATTGTTTTGCGTATTCTTCTGCGTCCAACTCCGCTTTTTCCTTATCAAAATTCGCACGAACCTTCACATTGATTTGTTCCACGTTTTGAAGACTCTGTTCCAATTCTGCTGTTGATTGATCTTGTAAATCTTTTGCAGACGTTTGAGCAATCGCTAAATCATTGGCAGTCAATTGATGCGTTTCTTCCATTTTGGCTAACTGTTGGCGTAGTTGCTCAATTTGTTGTGCCTCATAATCAAACTTATTTTGTAGACGTTGAACATTTTCACGTTTCCGTTGATTTTCACCATTGATAGCTAGAATTTGTTGTTGCTGTTGAATTAAATCCATAGTAGAAATTAATTCCTTAGGCGCATCAGCATAGTGCGGTTGTTCCTCAGCAAACTTTTTCTTTTGATCGGCAATCCGTCCGACTTGATAACGTTCGTTGTAGATGGATTTCTCTTCCATTTCCAATTTTTCCAACAGATCACCAATACCGATGATCTGTAGTAAAATATTCGCTTTGTCTTTAGAAGAAGATTCCATAAACTTTGGTAGGTCAATGGCTAGCTCTTCTACAAAGCTATTTAGAAGCTGTTGACCGCCTTTGTTACCTTGAGGGTCAATGACCTTCAAATCTGAATTCTTGCCTTTACGTTCAACAATCAGACCGTTATTCATGGTAATTTTTAGATTAGGTGGTGTGACAGAACCTTCACGTTGAGGATTGGAAGGTTTGTATTTATTTCCACCTAGCCCCCAAGCAATTGCATCTAATACACTAGTCTTCCCTTGGTTATTATTCCCACCTAGAATAGTTAAGCCGTTCTCTGTAGGCTGAATGACTACTGCTTTGACACGTTTAATGTTCTCGACTTCTAAACTATTGATCTTCATCGGCATCTTCGTTATCTCCTTTCTCGAATTCATCGACTACTGCTTTTTGAATTGCGTTGACTGATTCAGTCATACTTGAGTGGGAACCAAAACCTTGTACGGTTATTTCATCATCAATAGAAACTGAAACTAATACTGGAATATTTTGTTTCTTGCATTCCAAAACCAATACATTTATTAAATGGTCTATTTTATTCATTTGTGATAAACTCTCCTTAGATATGTTCATATTTTTTATTTGCTTATCTCGGTTGCCGCCGAGGTAGGCTTTTTTCTTGCATCCTTAATTTTTACCGCTTCATTAATAATTTCTTTCCAATTCCAAATCACCTCTGAACCATCATCAAATCTAACTATTGGTGACTGTCCCCAAGTGGTTAAAATCTGTGCTTTTTCACCATTATCAAAAGTTACATCTCCAACGTAAATAGTTGGTGTCAATGTCATCTGGGCAGATTTGTTACCTTGTTCATCGATGGTATAACCCTTTTCGTCTTTGTATTCTGGCATTATCTACTCACCTCCTTTCAATTTTCGTAGATTTCTTCCAATTCGGTGCAAACGTCGTTCAATCTATCGATGGCAACTTCCATAGTATCAATAGCTTGGTCAGCTACTTCATATCGCTCGGACCCTTGCAAATTCTCTGGCATATTGTCCATATACTCTTGTTCTTCGTCTTGCAGCATCTCAAGCTCTTCGCTTAATTCAGCAATTTTTTCTGCGATAGATTTCATTTTTTTCTTTCGTCTTATATTCATTTTTTCTCCTTCTATTCAATAAACGCCGTACTCGTTTCCCTTGGAGGTTTAACCCTAGCGTTTATTTAAATATTTTTTTTCGTCGTACTGAAAAGAAATTTGATCGTAACTGATACCTAGCCCAACGTAAGCACCGCCAAGTAAAGCCAATGAGAAAGCAACATGTATTTGATTTGTAATCAAAACCAAAATTGGCAACGACAACACGACCCACAGATTAAAATGCTTTTTCAACTTTTCCACCTCTATCTTTTTACGCCCCACACGTTTTATGATTTATGTTTTTCCATGAATGCATCTGCGTCTTTTTGATCAATCTTTTCCTCGTCATCGATAGTGATTACACGTAAACCATTAGCTATATACTTATTTTTCAAAGTAGGAAAAGACGTATTCATATACTGACAAGCTTGCTTTTTATTCATGTATCTAGGCAATTCTTTTTGTTTCATGTAATTAGCCATTAAATTATTGAAAAGACTCTCAACGATTTCACGAGCTAGCTTTTCAAATTCGTCTCTCAGCTTAGGAAGAATATCAATTGCATCAACTTGTAATTTCATTCCACCAGCTCCTCCTTTTACAATTCGTACATAGTAATAATCGAGTCGATAATTCTATTCGCTTCCGCCGATGTATTTTTACCGTTAATAATCAAAGATAAGTTGCTTTTGCTAATGTTGAATCTTTTAGCAAGCATTGTGTACGTTAAATTTTCCGAACACTTAACATACTGTTTAATTTTCTCTCTATCTTGTAGAGTGATTTCTGCAATATCTGTCACTCCGATCCCCCCTTTCCTTTTTTGTAAACAAATTTAACAACTATTTTTTAAACTATGTTGACACTTTTTAACA